TATCCATATTATAGTTTTTGTCCTGCTCCAAGAATAGATGCGGTTAATCCTAATCCACCTTCACCAAGGACAGGCAACCCTGTTGCCATACCTTCTGTCCCAGGGATAGGCGCTTTAGCTAACAGTCCTCCAGTGGCGCGCTTTAATCGTTTAGATGTGGCTGCTGACTTTGCAGATTCAGCTAGTGCTGTTTTAGTAGCCGCTTTAGATGCTGCGGTAATAGAGTCTAGCTGTGCTTGTGTTAAGTCCTTTCTGTCGGGTCCTAAAACTTGAACTGACCTACTGTCATATCGCGGTACTGTTGGTCCGTACCAACCACCTCTACTATATCCAGTAATGACAGCATCTTGTGGGGCAGAATATGTTGTCTTCATTGTGCCACCAACCCCTGCATATCCTCCTGAGCTGTATCGCGTACGCTTACCTAATACATAATCGCCTGACTTTGTTTTGTACTCAGTTCCTGTTTCAAACTGCTGCATGCCTTCTCTGATAGTTTTATTGTATTGGTCATTCCACCAATCATCAGACTTAAAAACATTACGACCTCCGGCTTTGTCAATTAACGCAGCCTCTACTTCTTTAATAGGTGCTATTAACCCACGAGCCTTAGCCATACCAAAGTCATAAGCAGCCATTATTACGCTCCTAACGTATCTTCTTCATCAACCCCAGTTTCTGGAGTCAAACGACTTTCTGAAAGCAACATGCGAGAACCACCCGTACGTCTTGCTCTTTTTTTAGCTGAAAGTGATTCCTCTAAATCTCTCTTCTCGGATGCTGCTTTTTCCCTAGCTTGTGCCGTTTCTTCTCTTTGTAATGCAATTTGTTCTAATGCTGCTGAATTATCAGGTTTACCACCAAACATTCCACCCATATTAGTTTCTCCTCATCATAAAACAATCTTTTTTATCTGCGCTAAATTCATGCATCAAACCTTCAGAAACAAATCTTAAGTGTTTAGCCCATGCAACCGCACGCTCATCATCAGATCTTACTGTAATTTGTATACGATGTAAAGCAAACAATATCTCCACGATATCAAAGAATGTACTTGCTCCCTTGGTCATAGCTATTGGGTATCTTTTGGATTGCTCAGAGAACATAGCCCACGCCTCACCAACCCCTTTCCATATAAAACCAATCCCAAAAATAGCAACAGGGGTAGACCCAATGTATGCAGTGATAGAAGGACCACATTGAGACTGAAATATAATATGGCGTTCTCGATCTTTACGCGATAGTAATGAAACCTCATTAAAGTCTATTCCTTTAAAGTTAATTAGATGTTCAGGTTTAAATTGTGTATACCCACCACGAGTAAACTTAGGCATGAACTTATCTAGGTATTGTTGATTAATTGAATACGTCAAAGTCGCTCCCTGCAACTGTTGGCGCAATCAATGTACTAGCAGCCAGTGGACTCTTAGTCATACGCTTATGTTCACCACCACCTAACATCAAGTAACCAAAAGCATCACCAATGTGTGAGTGTTCGTTTTTGTTTGGACTATCTTTAAATCGTTCATGTCCAGCACCAACGGCTACACGTTTAAAGTGATAACCACCGGCCAATGACTTACGAATCATCTTACATGACTTGTGTATCATCAGACCTGGCTTACCAGCAATCAATCGTTGCATTGGAGCTGCTGCTCCCTCACGTCTTACTCTGAAGTTGTTAGATGCAGTTGGCTGTGCGCGTAGTCCCAATGTGCGCAAGTAGTCAAAGGCTGTGACTTCATAGATAGCATCACGCTGCATACCAGCAGGATCGCCCCACACTAATATTTGTGCTTTAGGATACCTGGCATTTAACTCTGCCAATAACTGATTACCAAATCTTTCTAGTCCCATATCCTCAGTAACTATCTCGTGCAATACAACCCAACGTCCGTTTGCAAGACGCTGACCAATAGCTGCTGCTGGAGTTAAACCAAAGTCAAGTCCAATATGCAATGGAAGGTTAGGATCATACTCAACCTCATCTGAACTCATTAAGTTATCATCGTACTCCGGCCATACAGGTCTGCCTTCTTGTACGTAGGTATATTTACCCTCAGCATAACAACGCACCCAATCTAAGTTCTTACCACCCAACATTTGTGAGTAGTAACCAGATGGTAAGTTCTTCACATTCTCTGCTTTAGGATTTAGTTTCCACCATCGTCCACTAGCAAATATATGATCGTTTGCTTCTGGATTATCTGGCAGTTCATCAATAGGTACTTCTATGACACCACCCGGTTGTTGAAAAAAGTCCCATCCCCATTTACCGGTGATAGGTTCTTTCTCTGCTAGACGATGCCACCAATGATCGTCATCCATTGGGTTGGTATCCATCCAAACACCATGCCATGTAGGACCACCATCACGCTGAGTAGGATAACGACCCACCCTATGAGTAAGACCATCAATAACTGCCTTAGGAAGTTCTCTAGCTTCATTAACCCATGCCCCCGTTAGTTCAAGTGATAATAGTTTTCGTACATCTTTAGGTTGATCCAATGCCAAGAATATGACCTCACAATCGATTCCCGCAGCATCTCCTCTGGAGGGGAGACGTATGTGGTGCGTGATGGGTGGGGTATATAACATTGGACCAAAAGTATTCTCAGGAAACAACTCCTGCCATGTCTTAATTGTGGTAGTCTTAAGTTCTGGATACGAGTTTCGTACGATGACAAAACGGGTATAGCGAATGCCATCCTGTGGGGAGGGCTTTTGTCTAACGGCACGCATCATGATCTCAGCAGCACAGGCGTATGATTTGCCTGACCCAACCGGTCCCATTAGTCCGCGGACAAACTTATTAGACTGTAAGAATCCATATACCGCCGGCGATGTGCTAAAGTCCAGGTCAATGCCCGGACCACTTAGCGATTTTTTACTGCGTTCTTTTTTATTGCTCATCGTCTATATCTTTAAACTTCATCGTCATCAGACGTTTGAGTTCTTGGTTTTCAGCGTATAACGTATCAATAACCTCCATTACACGAGAGTTATTCATATTAGCCATCTTAAATTCTTCACGCAGTTGGTCAATCTGTAGCTTTATGTCCATTATCTTTCCTCCACTGTTTCCAAAGTTGTAGTGTGTGTATTGCTTTGTCTATGTCCTCATCGCCATTGCCCTTAAGGTCAACGCGAGTTACATACTTAATCACAGTATGCTGTATAGCATTAAGGCCGTTAGCCATAGAAAATTCCATTGGCTGTATCTTCATCTTAGTATAATGGTTGCCACCGACTTGGGTGTCTTTAGGATTCATTCTTGATTCCTCTTAGGTTGTTAGGGTCTAGTGCTTTCTTGGCCATAGCAATGCCAAGGTCGGATTTGTAATTGGGATCAGCCAATATATCACGCGCCCATTGCTTTGGGTCTCTTGGTTTCGCCGCAAGGTCTTTAACTGCTTGAAGATATTTTTCTCTAGGACTCATCGATATCGCTATCTATTATCGTTGGTGCTTTAATGTTAATACCAATAACGGATGGTTTATCCGATTCTTCTGGGTTATCTAGTAAGCCTGATGCTTTGGCTAGTATGCGTAACACTCCGGGCTTGTCCCACATCTCAATAGCAACCTGTCCATCTTTATCAATCTTGATAGACTTAATTGCTTGCAGGGCATGCTCCGGAATATCACGGCTTGGTTTCACCTTTACTCTGCCGGTTTCATCCCATTCCATAAAGTCAGTAATTTTGGTGTTAGCAATAGACAGTAAGGAATAAGCGACAGCTTCTCTGTTGGCAGCTAATGTTGTGCTGCGCTCCAGATTCTTTTGTAGTGTTTTCACACCACCATACCCCGCCAAAGACGGGATAGGTTTATTCTTGTTTTTAGCTTCACTCATTAAAAGGGAAGATCATCCTCGAGTTCGGCCACAGTCTCAGGCGCTGGTGCTTGATTACGTACTGGTGCGGATGTGTTGGATGCGGATGCCGCGACAGGATTACCAATTCGTAAGCCATAATACTCCGTGCCATCTCGCTGACTTTTGTTACTGTACAAGTCTACGTAATGCTCCGTGCCATCTGGTAGTAATACTTTACCACGCCAATCAGCATGCCAATCTTCTGTCTTACGATCATTCTTAAAAATACTTCCACTACCGGGTTTACGTTGATATGGTTGTTCAGCCATGTTCCTCTCCTATATAGTCATATAAATGTACGACAGCCTTTCCGCCATCGACTGCTTCACCTCTAGCAATCTCAATGTACTCAATCTGACTGTCATCATTATACATGCCAGCCTTCATTAATGCATCTAATATTGCCTTAAGTGTGTTATCTAAGTCAAACTTTCTTTTAGATCTGGGGTGTATCATTACGCTAACTGCTACTTTCTTTTCTTCAAAACTCTTGGCGTTACTTTGCTTCACTACAAGATCTACTGCTTTGGTAAACTCTACACCTTCTTTACTAATGTATCGTCTATGTCCGTTAGCACGCCAATAACTATTAACGCTTGGTGGATAAGGCAGCTCTAATCTTATAGTTGGATTCATAATCTCTTTAATCTGGATTTTAAGTCAGATGTTAAGTAAGCCTTGATAGCCTCATTAATTAATCCGGCCTTCGTCTTCTCTTCTGACTTTGATGCTTTGTCTAGCAGCTCAACACTTTGCGGTGTCAGTCTAACTAGAAATGGTTTTAAATCACTCATAGCTCTTCTCCTTTATATTTAGTAACAACTTTCTTAATCCTGCCTGGCTTACGCTTATCTGCATCTTTCTCTTTGAGCAGCCATCGTTCATACTCCACTACTTCTGCTACTGAGTGGAGTGAGACTGACCTACCTCCCATCGGAAATCCCTTAGTCACTTTCCAATAACCATCAGCCCTCGTCCACTTGTACTCCAACGGCTCACCCTCGTTGAACTCTTTACAGATCCACTGGTAAAAAGCTTTCAGCTCCATCATGAATCCTTATTGTGCGTTTCTTTACTGAATCCGGTAAATAGATATAATCTTCTAATAAGCATCGTGTTGCTTTGGCATCAGGTATATTTAGTTCTACATACAGATGTGCTTGCTCGCAACTCAGAAAATGTCCCTTATATTCCCAATGCTCTATGGGAGAGGTAACACTCACTACTAATACAAATTCTACTATCATATCCCTTCCTCCATACATTGAGTATATCTCATAGATACATTGTGTCAAGTTACTTGCAATTTATTTTAGTTATGTATATAATCAATTTACGGGACCATAACCCAGTCCACCGGCGGTAGAGCATGACCAATGGTATAAACGAGTTGAATCAAGGGTATCCTTACAGGTACAGTTCCTTGGGTATATAGGTAGACACTATATATAAACCAGATAAACGAGAATGCTCATCACTTTATGTGATTATCCCTTTTTACTACGGGTGAGATTGTTATTGTCTGTAGTTATGTTACCCACAAGATCAGGTTGCCACCCGGCAATCTTAACAAGGTTTAAAAACATGTCTTTAAAAACTAGCAGCAAGGCCGCATCGAGTCCATGCACGAACATATGTAAGTACATTCAGACAGACAAAGGTGCGATATGCTCCGGGTGCGGACGAGATTACGATGACTTAGAGCAATGGATGTACATGTCCCGAGAAGAAAAGATAGCTTGTGTTAAACGTTGTAAGGAAAACCTAGCAAAAATTTGCTTGTAACACCCACGTACCAGGTCGGAGGGTAGGGAGGGGAAGGGTACTCTTTCTCAGAAATAAGTCTTTTCACTACACGGAATCGAATCATTATTACCCCGTGCAGATTATTACCATGTCACGCTACCCCTTGCGCTACTACTGAGAAACACCCCTCTTGTTGTATAGCTATACGTCCCTTTAGCCTTGCAACTCTTTCAATATGTCCGCAGGGTTCTCACCACTTGCCAATCTACGTTCGAC